TAGAAGAAGTTGATGAATTTGAGGGTATGCCCTCATAGTGCGAATGATAATAATGGGGAGTGGTGGTTATTCTCTACAACACACCGTAAGTTACTCACTTGCCACCACTTCCTTCCCTAACTAGGAGATAATATGGAAAACAAAAATGTAGTACAAAATGTAGATTTATTTGGAAATCCAATAATAGAAAAAACACAATTAAAAAACGAGTTTATTGTGCCACCATTTTCTATATTAGATACACAAAGTGGTGATTGGCAGAATAGAAAAAATAGATGGAAGGGTTTAAAGATTAAAAGTGAGGTAGGTAGAGATTCAGGTTGCATTAACATGGATAGTAATAAAAAAAACATAAAAACGGATGCTAATTATACATCTATTTTTGATCCTGTAGTATGTGAATTAATGTATCATTGGTTTGTTCCAGAATTTGGTGATATTCTTGATCCTTTTGCAGGTGGTAGTGTTAGGGGGGTAGTTGCTAATTATTTAGATTATAATTATACAGGCATAGAATTAAGGGAAGAACAAGTTTATGCAAATGAAAATCAGGGAATTGATATTGTTCCAGAAAATCAACCAGAATGGTTAATAGGAGATAGCAACCAAGTATTAGACAAGTTTGATAGACAGTTTGATTTTGTGTTTAGTTGTCCTCCCTATTATGATTTAGAAGTGTATTGTGATGATCCCAATGATTTAAGTAATATGACACACAATGAATTTAATCAAGTATATGAATCAATAATTAATAAATCTTGTAAACTATTAAGGAATAATAGATATGCTTGTTTTGTTGTTGGGAATTGTAGGGATAAGAATGGATATATGATGGATTTGGTTGGAACAACAATAAGAGCATTTGAAAAGGCAGGTTTGAGATTCTATAATGATATTATTTTAAGGAATGCTGTTGCAAGTGCAAGTATGAGAGCAAAAGGCAATATGACATATAAAAAGGTAGTTAAGGTTCATCAAAACGTATTGGTATTTGTTAAAGGTAATCCAAAGGAGATTGTAATATGAAATATAATCAAATGTTAGAATTAGAGTATTGGCTAACATCTAATGAAAGAAGTATGAGTTGGTTAGCAAGAAAATGTAATGTATCACCAGCAGCAGTTAAAGGTTGGATTGATAGAAAACATCACCCATCTAAGAAACACAGGGTAATGATTAAAGATATTACAGGAGTAGAGGTATGAACAATTTAGGTTGGATTTCACTACACAGAAAGATATTAGATAATCCCATATTAACAAGATCAAGAACATATAGCAGGTTTGAAGCATTTGTATATATGTTATTAAGGGCCAATCATAAAGATAATAAGGTTGTTATAGGTAACCAATTAATTAAGGTTAAAAAGGGTAGTTTTATAACATCACAAAAGCAGTTAATGATAGAGTTTAATTGGGGTACTTCAAGGCTCAGAAGTTTTTTAGAATTGCTTAGAGAAGATAAAATGATTGAAGTAAAGTCTAATGCAATATCAACTCACATAACTATTAACAACTATTCAGAGTTACAAGGTTTACAAACCGATACCAAACCGATACCAAAACGGAAGCAAACTGCTACCAAATCGGAAGCGAAAACAGACAATAATGTTAATAAAGATAATAATGTAAATAAAGAACAAGAATTTATCAATCAAGTTTTAGCTGAAGGAATAAAGATAACACCTATGGTTGCTCCTGATATTATAGATGACTTTTGTAATTATTGGACTGAAAGAAATGTTGGTGGAACTAAAATGAAATATGAGATGGAAAAAACCTTTGACATTAAAAGAAGATTAACTAGGTGGTTAAAGAATCAAAAAGATTGGAATGTTAATGTTAAGAAGCCTGTTGTTGGATTTAAAACAACTACTTCAGGACACTATATAGGATATTGTGCTACCTGTAATGAGAGTAGTTTTTATAAAGAGTTTAATTTAAGAGGTGATAGTGTTTGTTGTTCAGCAGAAATAAAACCTGAGAGGAAAGAAGATGATAATAAGTGAGATGCCTTGTGAGATGTGTGATGGTTTAAATGGGATCAGGAGAAAACTTGATAATATATATGTATGTTTTAAGTGTAATCAGAAATATCCTGTAAAGGAAAAGAATGATTGATTTAATATTAGATGATTGTATGAATGTTATGAAGAAGTATGATGATAATCATTTTGATTTGGCTATTGTTGATCCACCATATGGGATAGATGCAGGTAAAATGACTATGGGGAGTGGTAAACATAATTTTACAAAAGATAAATCTTGGGATAGTGAAATACCTGATAAAAGATATTTTAATGAATTGTTTAGAGTAAGTAAGAATCAGGTTATATGGGGTGGTAATTATTTTACTGAATATTTAAAACCATCAAGACATTGGTTGTTATGGGATAAGTTAAATCCTAATCTATCATTTGCTGAAGGGGAGATGGCTTGGGTAAACAATGGTAAAAATTTAAGGATATTTAAACATTATTCAGCAAGAGTAGAATATGGTGGTAAAATACACCCTACACAAAAACCAATAGAATTGTACAAATGGATATTACATAATTACTCAAATAAAGGTGAAAAGATATTAGATACACATTTAGGTTCAGGTAGTATTGCTGTTGCAGCACATTACTTTGGTGTTGATTTAGTAGGTATAGAGATAGATGAAGAATACTATAACAAGGCTAAAAAAAGAGTGGATAATTTAACAAAACAGGAAACTTTATTTTAATGAAAAATCTGTATAGTAATAGAATACCAAAAAAGATACCTACTCATTGTTTGCAATGTAAAGATAAATTTGATAAAGACAATATAAGTAAGAGAGAGGGTATTACTAATAAAAGATGTAGGGTATGTTTATCTAAGAATGTAAGGAAATATAATCAGAAAAGAAAAAAAGCATTAGAAGGAAGTAAGTGGTTTTAATGGATCATAAGAAATTAAAATTTAATAAATCATTAGAGATAGGTAAAGAGAAGGAAGAATTTGTTAAAAACATATTTAAAAAGTATTATGATTCTATTACTGATAATGATAATTGTGAATATGATTTAAGGTTTGATAAGAATAGTAGGTGTTTATTTGTTGAGGTTAAATATGATTATCTAATGTCTGAAACAGGGAATATGGCCATAGAATGTTATTCAAGGGATAAGGGAAGTGGCATATATACTACTAGAAGTGATTATTGGATTCAGGTAGATAGGAATGATAAGATATATATTATAGATACTAATAAACTAAGGATCTTGTGTAAAGATAAAAAACCAATACAAACTAAGTGTGAAGATTCTTGGAATAAAATATTCCTGATAGACAAATGGGATTATATGGATCAAGGTATGAGGATTAAAGAATTTCTGACAATTATATAAGGAGAGTATATGAAAGATGATATATTAACATTGCCTATGAAAGTAGAATCTAGGAATGTGCTGGATAGAAAGCATTGGGCAGTTAAAAGAGAATCTAAGAAGATATGGGCCTTATTTGTTAGAAATCAGATGAGATTAAAGAAGATTAAGAAAGCAGATGTAGGACAAAAGTTTGAATTAACTATTATTAGTTATAGAAGTAGGTTACTTGATCTTGACAATCTGTATGGTGGTGTTAAACAATTACTTGATGCTTGTATTGATGAAGAATTAATATGGGAAGATAGTCCAAAATACTTAAATCTTAAGGTAGAACAGCACAAAGCTAAGAAGTATGAAACAGCATTAATTAGAAAAGAAGTATTTTAAAATTCATTTATTATGTTATATTACAATACTGATATATGGGTAAAAATACACAAAATACACAAAAACTGTCTAAAAAGGAAACATTCCTTGAAGCACTGAGATTAAACTTAGGGCATATAACAAAAGCCTGTGAATCGGCTAATATACATAGAAGGACTTATTACAGTTGGATTGATAAAGATGAGAAGTTTAAAGATGATTGTGATAATGTTAGCGAGAGCCTTCTTGATCTAGCAGAAAGTAAACTGTTAGAGAACATTCAAAACAACGATAATACTAGCATAATATTCTTTCTAAAGACTAAAGGTAGGAAAAGAGGGTATAACGAATCAATGCAACTTGAAGTAAGTAAACCAATATCTGAGATAAACTTTAATGAAGTCTAAGCCAATGAACCTAAGTCCTAGTAATTACTTCCCTGCTCAATGGGATTTTCTTACTAATAAGAATAATGCTAGGATTAAAGCATATGTTGGTGGCTTTGGATCGGGTAAGACATTCTCATTCTTAACAGAAACATTTATTAACCTGATTGGTAAGAAGAATAAAGATGGTAAGAGTAATGGGTTAATCTTATATCCTACAT